TTTGTTGCCGGCACTTTTCCGCCGGAACACCGGGGTGCGCCGACGATCAGTGGGACCCCCACGGTTGGCCAAACGCTCGCGGTCACCAACGGTAATTGGACCAACAGCCCTAGCTCCTACGCCTATCAATGGCTGCGCGGGAGTGGCGCCCCGTTTACCAGTATCGGCAGCAATTCAGCGAACTATCTCCTGGTGGCGGGCGATAGCGGCCAGTTGGTGCGCTGCGCCGTCAGCGCCGTCAACGCCGCCGGGACCACCGTCGGGCCGCCATCCGACCCGCTCAGGATCTCGTGAACTGGGGTGCCGTGGTTTAACGACAGAGAAGGAAGACGAGTGATGAGCGATTTCGCAAGGCTGCAGGAGCTGGCCCGTAATGCCGGTTTGACGATCACCCCGCCGAGCCTGCTGACGGCCCCCTATGTGTCGCCGGAAACGGCGGTCGTCGGCGACGTGTTGAACTCCACGATGGGTACGTGGAACGGCTCGCCGACCTCCTACGCGTATGAGTGGCGGCACCTCGATGATCCCACCGTGATCGGCACGGGGGTTGCCTATACGACCGTCAGCGCCGATGCCGGCACTAATGTGCGTTGTGTGGTCACGGCGACAAACGATGCCGGCTCGACCACGGCAGACCCGTCCAATCCCGTCCCGGTGACGGCGACGAGGCGTGCTGCGGAGCACACCGCCGGCGAAAGCCGGCGCAAGTGAGCAGCATCGCCGATGCGGTGCGGGCTCGTGCGCTCGAGGCCAGGGTTGCCGCGCTCGAGGAGAAGATGGCGGAGCTCCTGCACGGCGACAGCGCCAATTTCGCGTGGCGTCTCAGTCTGATGCAGGGTCAAATCAACAAATTGCGGGCGCGCGACGGCGATCCGGTGAAGGCTGACGATGCCGCTTGACAACAGCCTGTTTCCCGCGCTCCGGCGCGACCCGCGGGATTTGATGGCCAACGACGAGTTGCAGGACATCATCCGGCGCGAGCTAAACCAGGCGATCGGCGCCGAGAACGGCAAGTTGTCGAATGAACGCATCGCCTTGATGCAGGCCTACCAGGGTGAGGAATTCGCCGATCCCCCACCCGGTCAGAACCGCTCGCGCGTGGTCATGCTGACCGTGCTCGAAACGGTCGAGTGGGTGTTGCCGGCGCTGCTGCGGATTTTCACCGCATCCGACAGCATCGCCGAGCTCGCACCCATCCGCACGACGATGACCCCGCCGCCGGCGGCGCCGGGTCAGCCGCCGCCGCTCGACCCGGAGGAGGCGGCGCGGCAGGCCACACTCTACGTCAATCACGTCTTCAATGTTGATAATGACGGGTTTCTGATCCTCCACGATTGGTTCAAGGATGGTCTGCTCCAGAAATTGGGGTGGATCAAAAGGTGGTGGCATGACGAGCAGACACGGGAGACCAACAGCTTCACCGGTCTGACCGCGGATGAATATCAGGCCAAGGTGCGCGATCTTTCCGACCCTAATTCGTCGGCCGAGGTCGAGATCCTCGAGGAGCGCTCCTATCCCGCACCGACCCCCTCGGGGATGGGTGAGGACGCACCGCAGCCGGTCCCACCAGCTCAGCCCGGCATGCCGCCGCCGATGCTTTATGACTGCAAGCTGCGGGTGACGCGCAAGCAGGGTCGTATCAAGATCGCCAATGTTCCGCCCGAAGAGATCTTGTTCTCGCGGCGATCCACGCGCGAGAACATCCCGTTTCTCTGCCATCGGCAGCCGACGACCCGCACGGCGCTCCTACAGCAAGGCTATGACGCCGAATGCCTGGACCAGGTCGGCTGGTCCGATTCGGAGGATTACAACCCCGAGCGGCTGCAGCGTTTTCTACCCGACGATGACATGCCCTATACCAACGATCGCACGGATAAGCCGATGCGGATGTACTGGGTCGAGGAAAATTATATTCAGGCCGATTACGACGGGGACGGCCTGGCTGAATTGCTCAAGGTCATGACAATAGACCGTTCCGCGGTGATCCTGACAAAGAAAGGAAAGCCCGATATCGAGGAAGTAGACGAGGTCCCGTTCGACTTTCTGTGTCCCGTGCCGATGCCGCACAAATTGGTGGGCATGGCGGTCGCAGATTTGGTCATGGATCTGCAGCGGATCAAATCGACCCTGATCCGCCAAATGCTGGATAACATTTACTTGACCAACAATCCCCGGCATTTGGTGGTGGAGTCGGCTGCGACTGACGAGACCTACGATGATCTCTTAACCTCGAAGCCGGGCGGCATCGTGCGCGCCCGCAGCGCCGACGGCGTCACGCCGCTGCTGACGCCGTTTGTCGCCGAGAAGGCGCAGGGCCTGGTTGAATATATGGATCAAACCGCGGAGGTGCGGACCGGCATCTCGCGGCACAATCAGGGCCTCGACCCGGACGATCTCAACAAGACGGCGACGGGTGTCAACCTGATCCAGCAGGCCGCCGCTCAGCGGGTCGAGCTGATCGCCCGGATCTTTGCGTTTTCGGTGCAGAAAGCGGTCCGGGGTGTGCTCGGGCTGATCAAGAAGCACGCGCAGCAGGAACGCATCATCCGGGTATCAGGCGCTCCGCTGCAGACCGATCCGGCGCAGTGGCGAAACGACATGACGGTAACCGTCAACGTCGGGCTCGGAACCGGAAATCGAGACCAGATCCTGTCGCATCTGATGGCGCTGTTGAACGTCCAGCAGCAGATTGTTACGGCGCAGGGCGGGAGCCTCACGGGACCTCTCGTCTACGCAAAGAACATCTACGACACGGTGGCGAAACTGAGCGAGAACGCCGGGTTCAAGTCGAACTTCGCCGTGCAGGACCCGACCACGCCGCCGCCGCCTTCGGTAACCGGGCCGCCGCAGCCGCCCAAGCCTGACCCGACGGCGGCGATGGCTCAGGCTGAGATGCAATTGCAGCAACAAAAGGCGCAATCCGACGCGCAATTGAACGAGCAGAAGGCCGCGCACCAGCAACAATTGTCGAGCCAGAAGGCGCAGCAGGAAATGGCGATCACCGGTCAACAGGCGCAACATCAGGCGCAGATCGACAGCGCCAAACTGCAACAGCAATTTGTCCTGGCGCAACAAAAAGCCCAAAACGAGCTTGAGATCGAACGCATCCGCGCGCAAAACGACATGGCAATCGAGCAGATGAAAACCGAGAACGCGCACCAGCTGGCACTTCATCAGGCGTCTCTGGCGGCGCAAAACCAGCTGGGACCCGGCTCCTGATGCGCGGGTTGTGGAGACGGGAGCCTCCAAGTGATCAGGGAGCCGCCTACAATCCCGACGACGAACCAGCGCCGCTTGGTGATGTTCACCGTCGCGGCGAGGCGGCGCACCGACTGCTCAACGACCCTACCCTCGCCGAGGCCTTCAGGGAGCTCCGCGAAGATCTGTACGCCGAGTGGATGGCTTCCGATCCCAAAGGAGCGGCGCGGCGCGAGGAGCTCTATTACGAGGCGCATGCGCTCGCCAGAGTCACCGCTAAATTGATCGCCTATCGCGCCGCAGCACGTATCCGCGCCGACGCTCGAGCCGCCTAAACTAGAGGTTAGTCATGCCCGATCTACCAAACGGCGCCGATCCCGGCGCCGCCGCCCCTGCTGCGTCCACGCCCGCTCCCGTTTCGAACGGGGCCGACCGTGGCGCCGAGAAAACCTATACGGTCACCGACGCGCGCTCGGCCGGCGATGCGATCACCGGTCTGTTGTTCGCGGACGAGACCCCGCCCTCCTTAGCCAAGGCGACAGAGGGCAAGCCATCCGGCGAGCCTCCGCAAGCCGTGGAGCCGCCCGATTCCGGAGCCGATGAGAGCCGGCCCACCGGACCTGAAGACGACAAAGGCCCAGGCGAACAGCCGCCGCCAGCGGCTGCCATCGAACCGCCGACGTCGTGGAATGCCGAAGAAAAGCAGGCTTTTACACAACTCCCACCCGCTCTGCAGCAGACCGTGCTCCGGCGGGAGAGCCAGCGTGAAGCCGTGCTGACACAACGTAGCCAGGAGGCTGCCGAGGCCCGCCGTGCCTATGACGGCGAGCGACAGGCGGCCATGGCGCTACGAACCGAGTACCTGGCGGGTTTAACAAAGATGGTGGCGCTCGCCGCTCCCGAAGCGGCGGCGCTCAACAACGTCGACTGGCTCAAGCTCGCGCAAGAAAATCCGGCCGAACACGTTCGGCTGCAAGCCCAGCGCGACAACCTGAAATCACGTCTCGGCGCCATCGAGCAAGAGTTCGTGCAGGGTCAACAGCTGATGTCGCAGTATCAGCAACAGCAGCTGGCCGAGGTGGTCGCCAAGGAGCATCAGGCACTCGCCCAAAAGATGCCTGACTTTGGCGATCCGGCAAAAGGCAATCCACTTCGTAAGGAGCTGGGCACCTATTTGCGCGATGCTGGCGGCTTTTCGGACCAGGAGATCAACACCGCCTACGATCACCGGCTCGTCATGCTGGCGACCAAGGCGATGCTCTATGACAAGCAAATCGCCAACGCCGCCTCGGCTGACACCAAGCGAAACAATGTAGCGGCCCCGGTCAGACCTCCCGGCACCAGCCAGGACAACGATCGCGGGCCGCAAACACGGCTCACCCGCCAGGTCAATCGGTTCGCTCGCTCGAACAGCGTGCGCGACGCCGGTTCGCTTATCGCAGAAATCCTCTCCTAATCTCCTCTGATCGCGCCGGGGACAACCTTCGGAGTACATCATGGCTCTCATCACCAACACGATTACGACCTACTCTGCGATCGGCCTGAGAGAAGATCTCAGCGACATCATCTACAATATATCGCCCACCGAAACGCCATTCATGACCTCTATCGCCAGAGAAAAAGCGACAGCGGTATATCACGAATGGCAAACCGATACGTTGGAGACGGTGAATACCGGAAATGCGCAAATACAGGGCGACGACATCTCGGTGTACGACGCCGTTACGCCGACCGTTCGCCTTGGTAATTACACGCAAATCTCGCGCAAGACGGTCGTCATATCGATGACCGAAGAGGCCGTCGACAAGGCCGGGCGCAAGTCGGAGATCGGCTATCAGGTCGCGAAAAAAGGCAAATCGTTGAAGCGCGACATCGAAGGCATCTTGTTGATGAACCAAGCTCGTGCGGCCGGCACCGTCGGCGCCACTCCAGCCAGGAGCGCCTCGGTCTTGGCTTATATCCATACGAACGTGAGCAATATTGTTGCCGGCGGCGCCAACCCGACCGGAGACGGCACCAATACCAGAACCGACGGCACTACACCCGTAGCGTTCACCGAGTTGATGCTGCAAACGGCACTCGCGAGCGTGTGGTCGAACAGTGGCGACGAGCCCGACTACGTCCTGGTCAACAGCTCGCAGAAAACGAAGATCTCGGCCTTTACCG